AGCTAGGTCTTTCTGAGATAATTGATTCTCTAATTCCTGCCAGCGGTCTACCAGACGAGCCGTGAACTCAGGTGATAGCTGAGCAACGACGATATAACTATCCCGCTTGCCGACCTGGTAGTTTAATACTGATTGGCCAAGCTTATTCTTAACTTCCACCATTGGTGGGAGTTGAATTACGCCTTTTTCTGCCAGTCTTTCGATTGTGCGCTTAACGCTGTCATGGCGAGACTCAACCAAGTCAGCAACCTCTTGACTACTCATCGTCTGGTTTACTACTGTTGATAAACTCATGTATAATTACCTCATCAGAAGTTAAGTGTGATTTGAGAATCCTCACCTGTTACCGCAGTTGGGGATTTTTTCTTTGTGAGAAGCGCTGCAACTTGCTTAGCCAATCGAGCCAAGTCATCGTCAACTACGCCCCATTCGAGAACGGCAAGAAGCATTGAAAACTTCGGTAGCCAACTCTCTTTCCATCGTGTTATCTGCGACCGGTCAATACCGATAGCAGCGGCAATCTCTGCGCTTCCCTTCATCGCAATCTTGTTTAGCAGCGCAGATTCAATTTTCTGCGCTTGAGTGCGTGTCTGTGTACGTTCCATTTGTCATACTTCCTGTGTTGTTAAGTTGTGTTTGAACGTGGCAATTCCGTGGAGTGCCACTGTTGTGTTGGTGCCCTCGAATCAGGGCGGCTAATGATGTTAAAGAGCGGTGGTGCTGTACTTCTTATGCTGCGTTAAGTTCGGGAGGGAAAACCTCATCAAATTGAACTTTTGCGCCTGACCGGTTAAGTGCTTTCACAAGCTCTCGGCATACAAAAAGACTTGGCGTTCTTCGCCCTGCCTCATAGTGACCAATTGCCCCCTGAGAACACCCAACCAATTCCGCCAATGCGGTTTGAGAGATATTTAGCGCCTCTCTAATCTTTCGTAGGTTATTCACAATTACCTCCGGTGGTTGGTAGTGAATAAATAATACATTTCGTACTGATTTAACGCAAGCATTTAATACAAATTGTGCGTTGTCTGTAGTAATACATGGCGTAATAATCTGATTATGAATAAGAGATGGAATGACCTGGCCAAGTCCAGAATGAAAGAAATTGGCATGACGCAAGATCGTCTTGCTGAACTCCTGGGTAAGACCCAAGGGGGGATAGGCCATTGGCTGAACGGCAGGAGAGACCCAAGTATTGAGGATATAGCTCAAATAATGGGGTTGCTTGGCATGAGCGATATCACCCTAAACTCCAAAGGTTACATTAGCTGCAGTGAGGAGGAGTTACCTTTTTCGTGGGCCAAGCCATATAATCAGGCAGCTAGACACCCCGTTCTAAGCAAAGTACAAGCTGGATCATGGTCAGAAGCAATAGAGGCTTACACTACAAAGGATATCGATCAGTGGTTGGAATCTGACGCCAGCATTCAAGGTGAGGCGTTCTGGCTCGAGGTGGAAGGCGATTCCATGACGTCACCTATGGGGCTAAGCATCCCAGAAGGCACCTTCGTACTTTTTGACACAGGAAGAGAAGCGCATAGCGGAAGCTTGGTTGTTGCAAAGCTATCAGATTCCAACGAAGCTACTTTTAAAAAGCTGATCATTGATGGCAGCAGAAGATACCTAAAGGGCCTTAACCCTTCTTGGCCGATGATTGAGGTAAACGGTAACTGCAAGATTATTGGCGTTGCCATAGAGACGAAAATGAGACTGATCTAACCCCGCCCTAGGTGGTGGGTGGTGGTCTGGAGAGGCGTTCGGGGGATGAATTTAAAGGTAATTCGATAAATGAAATTATAAAGTAATCGCAGCCACAACCTCAATCTCGATACAAAACCCTGTAAATCAAAGACTTAAATTTTTTATCATTAATGGATTAATTATGGAAAGAATAACTGAAGACACTACTTTAGATGAAATAAAAGATTGGCTTGTAGAATTAGAATATGAATGCAAAAAAAAGGGCGATAATTCATTAATAATTGATAAGAATAATGTCAGCACTTTCATGTCAAAAACAAAGTCAAATAACTATGTTTTTTTCATAACTCTAGAGAAAAAAGAGGGTTTGGATGAGCTAACACTCTTAAGAAAGGTTAATGAAATCAATCACCAAATTCTTTCTGGGTGTGTAAGCGCGGATGATGAATGCGTGCATTTCTCTTTCTCTCTTGTGCGCCCTTTCGGCATGGGTAAAAAAGGGTTCTCAATTTTCCTAGACTACAACATCAAGTTGATGGGTTTTATTGTGGAAAAGCTAGGTCTTTCTGAGATAACTAGATGAATGATGACATTTTTATCAACGCGTTTAACAGCATTGATGAAATCTTATCAATCGATATCGACGCAAAAAAACAATTAGTAAGAACAGTACTTTCAGCAAAAAAAGTTGAAGACTGGGATAGGGCTGAAGGGTATTATGAGCAAATCAGACAAGATTTAACTGATGTTCAGCTAATATCTGATAATCTATCCAAACCGCATAGGATAGTCAGCAGGGTAAAAGACCACATTTTCTATAGAGAGCATCAAATCGTTATCGATGATGTAGTCGAGATAAGGAAGTTGGACGCAGACCCTGAGATTGTCAACTGCTGGTCAAGGCTTTGCGAGGGAGACTATGTGAGTGAGGATCTTAAGTTGTTTCTTCATGAGCAGGTAGAGTCTATAATAGAAATTAGGCAAAAGGTTTCGCAAACAATCGCTCACAAACGTACTATTGAGCTTGGGTATGATTGGAATCCTGACGAGGCATACAATGGGAATTCTAGTGACAGTAAGACTGATTGAAAGAGGAGGTAACTTAGTAACGTATTCATTTTCAGACGAAAATGGGCGTGAAGGGCGCTTTTTCATTAATCAGAAAACTGGAGAGTTAACCCTAAAATCACCGATGCCAAATGACTTAAGAAAGACCTATTTCGCTAGAGCCGCTAGAAAAGTAGTAATTGATTGGCAAAAGAATGGGAAACTCCCAGAAAGAACAGCTTGGGTGTCTTAAGCCCTGAAAAAACCCAGCTCGGTGGCTGGGTTTTTTGTGCCTGTAATTCACGGACCTTTCCAAGTTCGATACCCCTAAATAATCAATCACTTAAAAATAGCCTCATTTAAAATATCAAACATATCAATAAATTAAGACGTGACCTGAATCTATCGATCTCAGGACGAATCCCCATGCCCGCCCCCACCTTCCCGCGCCGAAAACTCACCGTCGAAAAAATTGAAAATAAATTACCTTGTAAATCATACACATTGTATTTTTATCGTGATTTTTAGTACATATTGTATTGAAAGCATTTAGTACATTGTGTATTGTTAACCCATCGAAACGCAGCGGCGAATCGATATGCTCTTTAACAATTAGGTATGCGCTGATACAAGCGCACCAAAACGTGAGTTTTGGGATGGCATGAATTGCAGCGTGAAAAAGCGCAACCGGGGAGGTCAGCAACTCGGCATGTCATCACCAAAACTCATCAATGGAGAATTGATTATGAACTCAAGAGAACGACGCACAGCTCGTTATCGCGCTAAATGCGCAGCAGAGGCAAGCCTTGAACGTAATGTTGGGGCTGCGCTGTCTGGCTGCTCTAGCCGCGTTTACAAAGCAGTTAACTCACTGTCAGCAAGAACTAAGTCAGAGGCAAGCGCGGATAATATTTGTCTGCCGCAGGTCGCAATCTACAACGCCGGTCATCGCACTGTGCGTAAAGATGTTTATCACGTTGTTAAATAAGAGGTGGTCATGAAAACAGTAAAAATCACTCACTCAAAAGACCGCGCAGAATCTCGTTACATCTCGCTCTACGGTCGCCACTGGACAGCTATGATGCGCGGTTCTCGCAAGGTGTCTGTAAGCGGCAATCGTGAATTGGTATCAATCGGCGGCTTCAAGTCTCAATGCTAGTGACCTTATACCCTGCTCCCTTGTGAGGTGGCAGGAATAAGTTCTCTAATTCAACGCCGGTCAGGGTGACGGCATAGCATCGAGGTGAGTATGACAAATAGTAAAAACAATCCACATAAATTCTTCATGTACGACCCGGATAGCGGTTTTGAAACATATGAAACAGCGGAGGAGGCGCGTTGCGCGGCATATGACGCCATCGATTACTACAGGGGTGAGTCTGTTGACGGTTGGCCTGATGAGGTTGAACAGGTTTGCTGGGGTGAGATAAAACAGGATTCTCAGCAGGTCGGACTTCGACCTAGGAATGAAGAGGATAAAAGCAGTTGCGATATGATTTGTGATTATCAACTTACTGATATTTGAGGTCGCATAACGCGGCCTTTTTCATGCGAGTTAACTAGAGAGGTAAGTATGTCAGAAGATAAAAAACCAAGTTTTGATGATGTGGTTCGACCGGTAATTAAGTGGCTAGCTGAGAACGCACATCCTCATCACAGCGTGGTCATCACTAGCACTACAGCTGAGTTGCTTGAAGGGCAAAAAGTAGTCAATACCGATGAGTATCTAATCGATTAATTCAAAGCGCTGCCAGTTCGGGGCGCTCTTTGGGATGTGGTGAGTGATTATGCACTTGAGTCTAGCTCGAACAAGAGGGTTCGACTGAAAGTCGGTAATTGAGCAGAGTTGTGGGCCCATTAAATGACGCCGTGAAAACGGAACCATGGACGAATCAGCCGGAAGGTTGGGTAATTCAAGACTCCCTCCACCGCATCACCAAAGAGCGTCTACAGCTGCCGATGGCGGCTTTTTTATTATCTTAGGAGTAAACGATGAGTAAAGATTTCAAAGGTACGCCGGGCGATTGGCAATCTAAGTTTCGTGATGATATTGAAGTGCAAGGTTCCTTACATATTGTCTATGCGGGTGGAAGTTCGACGGAAAATGCTTATCACATAGCGTATGCATCTGGGTGGAAAGATAATGATGCTAGCAAGCAAGAGGCTGAAGCAAACGCAAGATTAATATGTGCAGCTCCAGAATTGCTCAAAGCACTTCAATTCGCATTGCCGTGGATTCCTGAATCTGACGGAGAGGCCCTTCATCTTGCTGAGTCTGCAATCAAAAAAGCACTTGGTTAGTCGAGTAACCTCCGCATCAGCTTTCACTGGGAGCTGATTATGAAAACCCTCGTTGTCCTTCTGCTCACTTAGTGGGCCATTTTTTTAACTGGAGATTCAAAATGAAAATCGGAACTACTAACTCAAATCCAAGTATTAATTCTGGCGTTACTAACAGCGTGACTATTGGTGATTTCACTATCAGCCAATTTGGAGACGGCACTTTATGGATTGAAGATGCTGAAGATGATGCCGGCTCTTTCGATGAGGAGCTTTTCGCTAAA